CGATCAGCATCCACTAATTGCATGTGTTGATATACAGAGGTGGGGATTTCGTGGACTCAACTATCACTGGGGTAAGTTTAGAAATTATACTTGGGAAGAAATACCAGGACAGTTGCATTCTGTCAGGGCTAGTGAACTAAATGACTTGCGTGACATTGGTTATGCATACTTCAGAACTGTCCTATAAATAAATAAAAAACGCGCTATTGTGGCAGAAGTAAAGAGTATTACATCTAAACCATCTAAACTTAGAGTTGATAACACAGATTTGTTTGTTATCACAAAGGCAGAGTATGTTGTAGATGATAAAGGTGTTGTAAAAGGAACTACTGATGGAAAGGCTGTTACTTTTGGACTTTATAGTGAAGTTGATAAAGGAACATACGATAAGATAACTGATAAAGATGCAGATTCACTTACAACATCAATTGAAGTTCCTTCTGGCCAAAACACAACTTCAACAGAAACAAAATACTACAGAAGAATTGCACAATTAAATGAAGAAAGAAATTTTGAAACAACGTCTTACACTGGTGCTGGACTAGAAAAAGAATTAGCAAATTTTAATAATAAAAAAAATTCTCAACTAACACAAGTTGTTGAAAATACTGCAAATGGAATATTAAAAGCAGAAAATATAACAGCAAATTCATCATTAGACAACACAAATTTAACAAAAGGTGGTGCTGATAACATAGAATTGACTAACTCTCAGAACACCACCCTTCCTATTGAAAACATTAACGTTGGAACTGCCAAGGTGAGAGAAAAATATGGTGATTATTTTTATCCGGAAGATTTACGTGGTAATAATCAACAAGATAGAATTAAATTTACAATGAAAAAATCTCTTGGAGGTAGAATAAATACAGAATTTGGTGCAAGAACTTTTAGTAGAACTTCATCGACAGGATCAATCACTGGATCTGTAGTATTGCCAATCCAACCATCAATAAGTGATAGTAATTCAGTTGACTGGCAAGGAAATAATCTAAATTCCCTAAATGCATATCTTGCTGGACAATCACTAAACTTAATGGGAAGCAATAGTCTTTCTCAAGCAGGTTCAAAAGCACAAACTGCTTTTGAAGATTTCTTTAAAGGACTATCAACAAGTAGTAATTCCTATGCTGATGCATTAAAACTGTATCTAGCTCAAGAAGCAGTTGGTGTTCAAGGACTTTTGTCAAGAGCAAGTGGAGCAATTTTAAATCCAAATATGGAGTTGCTTTTTAATGCTCCTTCATTACGTCCCTTTACATTTACTTTTAGACTTTCTCCAAGAAGTGCGACAGAAGCAACGCAAGTAAAAAATATTATTCGTTTCTTTAAACAAGGAATGTCAGTTAAGACAACCAAAGAAGGTGTGTTCTTAAAGGCACCTAATACATTTGATATCAGGTACATAAGTTATGATAAAAATGGAAATGAAATTAAAAATCATCCATCATTAAATAGAATTAAAACCTGTGCATTAACTGCATGTGATGTTAATTATACTCCTGATGGAACTTACATGACATTTAATGATGACAAGAGAACAATGACATCATATGAATTGTCCTTGAGATTCACCGAACTCGATCCTGTTTATGATGAGGATTACACTGCTATTGATAGTGATCCTTCAGGTGATGGTGCTGCCAATCAAATAGGTTACTAAAATGCCAAGTTACTTCCGCTACGTTCCAGAATTTGATTACGTCAGTAGAACTTCTGATAAGAATATATCAGAATACATTACTGTCAAGAATCTTTTCAAGAGAGGTAAACTTAGAGAAGATATCTTTGGCGACTTAACCTTCTTCACCAAGTATCAAATTGTTGGTGACGATCGTCCAGATAACGTTGCCTATGAAGTTTATGGTGATGAAACATTAGATTGGATTGTTCTTCTTTCAAACAATATTCTGAATGTTCAAACTGAGTGGCCTCTCACTCAACAAGCATTTGAAAATTATTTGACTAGTAAGTATGGTACGTATGAAAATTTCTTTGGAACACATCACCATGAAACTATTGAAGTAACGGATAGCACTGGCATTAGAATTGTTCCTGCTGGTATTACTGTTCCTTCAGATTATTCTGTAGAGTTCTTTGATACTGGAACAGAAAGTTATGTAACCAGAACTAATATCACAACTGCGATTACTAACTATGATTATGAATCTAAAATTGAAAATGATAAGAGAAATATCTTCCTACTCAAGAATGATTATATCAGTATTGTATTGAATGATATGGAAGAGATTATGAAATATAAACAGGGTTCCACCCAATATAGAAGTGGAACCCTGAAGAGAGGAGAGAATATTAGATTATATCAATAATCACTCTTCAGCAAGACGCTGGAAGTAGGACAGTGCATCATCTTCATCCTCATCAGTCTTAGAAGAACCAAGAGAGCTGAGTTGAGCACTCAGTTCTTCAGGCAGTTCAGACTTCTGTGAGCGGGAAGAGAAGTCAGGAGAATAAGAACCACGATCGTTGTCCTCATCATCAACCTCAGCATCAAGACGAGGACGTGCTGCAGACTTCTTACCCAGAACCATGTTCAGACGGTTCTCAAGTTGCTCATAAGTCTTGAACTGATCTTGTGCAGTCAGAGCAGTCAGAGAATACTGCTTCTTCCAGATTGCTTCCAGAGCATCATCATCCTCCAGCAGAGGAGCAACACGATCGAACTCTGACTTATCATAGTTCCAGTAACCATCCTTCTTGACAATCTTCAGTTTGAAGTTAGCACCTTGCCAGAAGTCAAAAGGATTGATAGGAGTCTCATCCTCAAACTCTGGTTGCATGGCTTCCATAATCTTGTCAAAGATTTTCTTGCCGAACTTGTAGAGGAAAACCCTACCCTCATTCTGAGGATTAGCAGCATCCTTCACAACATAGATGTTGGCATAGTAAGACAGTTTGCGCTTCTGCTTACGAACAGTTTCTTTATCAGCATCAATACCACTGTTCCACAGTTCACGATTGTATTCAGACACAGGATCTTTCTGTCCAATCGTAGTCAGAGAGTTCTCAATGTACCAACCACCATTACCTTGGAAGGCATGAGAATAAATCTTTGCCCAAGGCAGTTCTTCATTATCAGGTGCAGGGAGGAAACGGATAACTGCAAAACCGTTACCAGTCTTATCCATTTCAGGTTTCCAGAGGCGCTCATCACCGCCACCAGAAGTAGTATTCATCTTCTCAACTTCCTTCACCAGTTTGGAAGTCAGAGAACCAAGAGAAGATTGCTTTTTAAGATTTGCGAAAGACATTTGGATTACCTTTGATTTGTTTGGATTTGGCCTTTGTGTACTCCGATATTCTACAAGTCGGAACCTGTCTTGTCAATCTGTTCCTTCATGACTTCAAGCATCTTTGACATGTTGTTAAAGATAACAGTCATATCAACATTAGCAGGAAGTCCCATCATGGAAGCAGAGTCAACGATTCGTTCTTTCATTTGAATTGCTTCAGGATCGTCAGATAAACTCAGACGAGTGTAGAGAACTTTTTGTTTATCAAGAAGTCTCTCTAATATATCAACATGCTCAAGTTTTTCTTCTCTTGACATTGAAGGAAACTTAAAGACATTTTTATAAATGTCTTCTTGTAACTCACTGATTTCAGCCATCTCTGCGCGGACGACTTCTGAATCGAAGAAACTCATTTAACTCCTAGAACAATCTCTTTAAGAACTTTTTTGTAGCGGAATACATCTATATGTAGGAAGGGAGAATATTTTTTCATTCTCATGCTTACGGTTTGCCACACCGGATCCTGAAGTTTCTTATCGAATTCATTTCTGAATCCAAGAATATTATCAAGAATCACCATTGTCTCAATTGAAATATTATTTCTTAGATACTCTTTAAGAATTTGTGGATGTCTAGAACCATCCATGGAGAACATTGAATCAAAATTATTGTCAGCAAAAATGCTTTCTATTTCTTCTTTGAAGACATATGAAAGAGATTGATTTCTTTTCTTCCATGCAACGTATCTATCTTCTCCCTCTCGTATCATCTCTCCTATCCAAAGCTTACTTGGATCAGTGCAGGTGATAAAGTTAGATACAAAGAAATCAACTATTTCTTTATCGTCTTTGTTTCGTGCAAGTTTCTCAAACCAGAATCTATCTTTTCGTTTGTAGAAAGATTGCACAGTCGCACGACTCTTTCCACAATACTTGTGGTAGTCATAACTGTCTTTAGTGAAGTGATTCTTCAAAGACAGATAGCATTTATAGGCATCGAGCGGCATCATCAAAAAAGTAATATAGTGAAATTTTTGCCGGGATTTTTTTACCCCAAAATGAAATCAAAGAGGCAATTTTGCTCTGGAACTTCTCTTGAGGAAGTTGAGTTCCATAGCCTCATACTTAATCTTTTCTTTCAATGGTTTTGAAATGAGTTTTGGCACTGACTCTACATCGATACTATTCTTTTCACAGAAGTAAATGATAGCATCAATATACGACATACCATCTTCACCATGAACAAGAGATTCGATTTCTTGTGCAAACTTTGATGGACAGAAAAACTTATTTTCTAGAGCCTTTTCTAGTTCATTCTCCATTTGTCCTAGTATTGTGATGTACAAATTCTTTAATATAACGTACTAATAGTTTAATATAATCCCCTTTGTTCCTTTTGTCAAATACTTTTACCTCACCACCAGGAGTTACCATAAGTGTGATGAGTTTTTTAATGGGGATTCCAGTCAATTCATAGTATGCAGCAGCATAGAACATTTCCTGGACAAAGTAATTTTCAATCCACTTTTCAGGTTTAATTTTTGTGGATGTTTTAAAGTCGATGACTGCAAGTTCTCCTTCGTATTCAGCGATGCAGTCAACTCTACCAGCTAAACCAAGGTATTCTGAATAGAGTGTTCGCTCAATAGCATGTATGTTATTTATCTTATCTAGTTCAGGTTTCAAATGATGAAACATAAACTTAGATGCTGGAAGATAGTTATTCCAGTCTAGTTCTTTGTTGAGTAGATAGTCTTGTGCTACCTCGTGGAAGTCTGTACCTCTTGCAGTAGCTTGTCTCGTGATACGATTTGCTTCTTCAACACCTACTCTTTGTCTCCATTCAACAAAGATTTGTCTGTTATAAAAAGAAGTCACAGACGTAATAGAAGGCACCCAGTCTCCATTGGGAAGGTTATAGAGACGGATGCCATTCGTTTCTTTCTTTTCTAGTTCAAGATCACCTAAGAAATTATGATGAATAAAACTCATAGATTCAATTCCATTTTCGCAAGAATGTATTCTTTGACAAGTCCAGAACGAACAATGTCTTCTGGGCCAAACTCTACAATATTAAATGAAGGCATGATACGAAGTACTTTCATGAAGTCAGCAATACCATTCTTTTCTGCAGATTTAATCAAGTCAGATTGAGTTGCATCACCACAGAATAAAATCTTAGAGTTTTCACCAACACGAGTAATTATACTATCAAGTTCGTGGAAGTTCAAGTTTTGGAATTCATCAACCAATACAATAGCATTATCAAGTGTAGTACCACGAATGAATGAAGTACTCCAGAAACTAATTGTTCCTTGAGTTTTGAGATTACCATACAGCATTTCAAACGCTGCATCATCAGGCATCTCAAACATATACTTTACCATATTCTTATATGGAATCTGGTAAAGAGAAGATTTGTCTTCATGATCCCCAGGAAGAAAACCAATTTCTCTGGTAGCAACAAGAGATCTTACAATGTAAATCTTTTCGTAAGGTGTCTTATCGTTCAGAACATCCTTGATTGCATTATACAGTGCGATAAAGGTTTTACCTGTACCAGCACAACCATAAGCAACAATGTTCTGATCTAGTTTATAAGATCTAAAGAACTCTTCTTGGTTTTCCGTAAGAGGTTCAATCTTTTTAATGAAGTCTAGATTGATTGGTTTCTTTCTTTTCATTTGCTTGTTACTCATTCCGAATGGAACAGGGTTTTTTGTTTTTCTTACTGGCATGTGAGAAGTTAGAGTGGTTTTACTGTGGAACCTGGAGCCTTAGACGCTTTGCGAAGTACATCATTCCAACCTGGGTGAGACTTCTTCAGTTTGTCATAGACTTCACCAACCTCACCGAAGTTTGGAAAGGTTGAAGGATCCGAATAGTCTCTTTCCCAATCAGGATTGTCCTTTCTCCATTGATCCCAATCGTGAACACTCATTGAAATTTCTTTTTGTTCACCAGTTTCTCTATTGATAACAGGGTATACAGCCATAGATTACATAAAAAGTATAAGGGTATTTATTAATTCCACTCAAGTGCTTCAGCAACAGCAGGAAACTGTTCAATGAATACTTGCTTAGCAGCATTCGCAATGTCCATATGTTCCTTCTGTGTACCGTGTCCTGAACGCAAATCAATGTAGTGAATCCAAGAACGTACTGAACCCGTCATGTAGAGGCGTGTAGGCGTAGCCAGAGGCAGTACAAACCTTGCACACT